CTCCCTGCCCGCTCGCAATCTGGCGCTTGGCTGCGGGCTGGGCGTGACGTGGACAAGTCATGGGAGCGCGAGGGGCCAACCGATTTCTCTCGAGAAATCGGCACACAGGGCGCCCCTCGCATCTATCCTTTTCTTATCAAGTCTTTTTGTCGGCCGCCTTTGGGGGCGGTCTTTTCGGTGAAAGGTGAAGACCCCATGGAGAATGAGCACGACAACGGTGGCCTTGAGGCGTCGTTTGACATTGTGGCGCGGCAGGATGCTGTCGACAGCGCGATCGGGGCGCTGCGTGGTGAGTTTGACGAGATCAAGAGCCGGATCGAGCGGATTGCCCGCGCGCCGCAGCGGCCCATGTTGGGTGGCGCTGGGCGCGGGGTGGAGATGAAGGGCTTTGTGGATGGCTATCTGCGGGCGGGGCGTGAGAGCGAGTTGAAGTCGATCAACGAACTGTCGCCTTCGCAGGGCGGCTATCTGGTGCCGACCGAGCTGGACAAGCGGGTGTCCGAAGTGTTGCTGCGCATCAGCCCGATCCGCCGGATCGCGCAGGTGGTGCAGACGAGCACCTCGGACTATCGCAAGCTGATCAGCCTGGGCGGCACCGCTTCGGGTTGGGTGAGCGAGACGGGCGCGCGGGGGGAGACCAACGAGCCGACCTTTGCCGAGATCATCCCGCCGCATGGTGAGCTTTATGCCAACCCTTCGGCGACGCAGGCGATGCTGGATGACTCGGTGTTCGATCTGGAGGCGTGGCTGGCCAATGAGATCGCGCAGGAGTTTGCGCGGGCCGAGGGTGCGGCTTTCGTCAATGGCACGGGGACCAACCAGCCCTCGGGCCTGTTGAACGTGGCGACGAGTGCGGCGGCGGATGGCAGCCGTCCGTTCGGCACGGTGCAGTATGTGCCTTCGGGCAGTGCTGCGGGGTTTGATTCCTCGCCCGATCTGCATCTGATCGACATGGTGATGGCGCTGCATCCCTCGCACCGGCAGAATGCGGTGTGGGTGATGAATGCCTCGACGCTGGCGAGCATTCGCAAGCTGAAGGATACCGTGGGCGACTATCTGTGGCAGCCGGGGATCATGGACAAGGCGCCCGATCGTCTGCTGGGCTATGCGGTGGTCGAGGCCGCCGACATGCCCAATGTCGCCGCCGGGGCCAGCCCCATCGCCTTTGGCAACTTTGAGGCGGGCTATCTGATCACCGAGCGCACCGGCACGCGCATCCTGCGCGATCCGTTCTCGAACAAGCCGTTTGTCTCGTTCTATGCGACCAAGCGCGTGGGCGGGCAGGTGCTGGACAGCAATGCCATCAAGCTGATGACCATCGCGGCAAGCTGAGGGCGGCGGGGCCGGTGACGGCTCCGGTGCCTGACGACCCGGCCGGGGGTTCTCCCCTTTCTTCCCCCGGCCGGGGACTGGCGCCCGCCGTTTTGGCGGCGGGTGCCCCTTTTCGACGGACGCCCGATCGGGCCTTTTCATCTGGAGACCGCCATGATGCGGGTTATCGTGAACCCGGCGGTGCTGCCGCCGGACGCACTGTCCGAATTGAAGGACTGGCTGGGGATCGCCTCGGGCGTGAACGATGCGGCTTTGGCTGCGCTGTTGGCGACGGCGACCGATATTTGCGCCGATTTCATTGGCTTGGTGCCGATTGCGTGCGGCTGCGAGGAGATGTTGGCTTTGCCGGCTGCGACCGGGCGCGCGCCTTTGCCGCCGGGGGTGCCGGCTTTGGCCGAGTGGCCCTGGGGGGCGGCGCCCTGGGCGCGCGATGGGCGCGCGGCGCCGGGGTGGCAGGCGCTGGTGACGCGGCCTGTTCTGGCGGTGAGCGGTGTTGCGGGCGTGGCGGTGGATGGGACGCGGACGGCTTTGGCCGCCGGGACCTTTGCCGTGCGGATCGATGCCGAGGGCGGGTGTGCCGTGCGGGTGCAGGGTGACGCCGGGTTTGGGCGATGCGTCGTCAGCTTTACCGCCGGGTTGGCGCCGACGTGGGACGCTTTGCCGGGGCCGATCCGGCAGGGGATCGTGTGCCTCGCGGGGAACCTGTTTCAGAGCAGTGCTTCGGTGGCGAGCGGGACGGTGCCGCCGGCCTCGGTGACGGCGTTGTGGATGCCCTGGCGGCGGGTGCGGCTGGCATGAGCGGGGGGCTGGGCATGGAGACGCTGGTGCGCGGGGCTTTGCTCGCTTGGCTGGACGGGGCGCCGGGGCTGGCGGGGTTGTTGAGCTGTGTCAGCGAGGAGAAGCCGGCGCGGCCGACTTTGCCGTGGCTGGCGGTGGTGAGCAGTTCTGCCGTCGATTGGAGCACCAAGACCGAGACCGGGGCCGAGGTGCGCTTGGCTTTGCAGTTGCAGTGTCGCGGTGAGGTGCCGGGAGATGCGGCGGCTTTGGCGGTGGCGGTGGACAGTGCCGTGCAGGCGATGCCGGCGGCGCAGGCGGGGTTTCGCGTGGTGAGCGTGCGGTTCGTGAAGAGCAGCGTGGCGCAGGCGGGACCGACGGTGCGCGGCATGGTGCTGACCTATCGCTTTCGGGTGTTGGCGGTTTGAGATTTGGGCGGAGGGGATGGCATGGTCGCGCAGACGGGGGCAGCGTTTCTGCTGAAGATTTCCAATGGGGCGGTGCCGGCGGCGTTTGACACCGTGGCGGGGTTGCGGACGACGCAGATCTCGGTCGCGGGGCAGGCCGTGGTGGTGACCAACCTGGGCAGTGGTGGCTGGCGGACATTGCTGAACGGCGGTGGGGCGCGATCGATCGCGGTGGCGGCGACCGGGGTGTTCATGGGCAGCGACGCCGAGGCGGCGATCTTTGCCAATGCGCTGTCGGGGACGATCGCCGCGTATCAGTTGAGCTTTGAGGATGGGCACACGCTGACCGGGGGATTCCTGGTGCAGAAGCTGGCCTATGCCGGGGATTACGATGGCGAGCGGACTTACACCATGCAGCTTGAGAGTTCCGGCGCGGTGGTGTGGGCGTGACTGCGGGCGTCGGGCAAACAAGTGGGCGCCGGTTTTTTGCCCGCTGCGATCACAGGCAATTTGGGGAGCGCGATGATGGCGAATGATCCGGGAGGCGATGGGCCGGTGGTGAGCGGGCCGTTGGTCGACGGCACGATGGAGCCTCTGGGCGTGACCGGGGGGCAGGCGGTGGGTGCGCCAGCGGGGCGCACTGTGCAGGTTTCGATCAGCATCGCCGCGCCCGCCGGCAGCAATGTGCCGCAATCGTTGCAGCGATCCAGCCGGCAGATTGCCAGCGCGGTGCGGCGGGCGATCGGGCCTTACTGACGACGGATGTGATGGTGCCGGCTGTTGCGGAATAGTGGCGACCAAACGGGAGCGATGTGATGGCATTCTGGCTCGCGAAGGCGCGTGACGGGCAGGACTATAGCTGGATCCAGCGGTTCGATCCGCGGTTCTGGACCGTGAACTTTCCGCGCCCGATGGTGGCGGCGGTGACGACCACCGCGCCCGACGCCTTGCGCGTGGATGCGACGTTCATGACCCAGGGGGATCTGTGCGGGCTGATCTGGGCCAGTGCGGATACGCTGGACCATCCGTTGCTCGCCTATGAGACGTTGCTGGATTATTCGGGGGCGACGTTGTCGTTCCGCTGGCAGTCGGGCGGCGTGGTCGCGTTGGACCAGGTGAATGGGCCGACGTTGACGATCAATGGCTTGGATAGCACCGGGGCGGCGCATACCTGGTATGTGCGGTTGTGGAACTATGCCAGCGGCACGCCGACCGATGCGGTGGTGACGTTGCCGTTTTCCGCTTTGGCCGGGGGGTGGGCGTTGGGGGACGGCGACGATCCGGTGTGGCCGGCGGCGATCTCCGAGATGTTCATTTCGTTGGTGCCGGCGGGGTATGTCGGCGGGTCTTCGGCCGCATTGGCGGGGCCGGTGGACGGGTGGGCGGAGATGTCCGCGATCGTCTGTTCGGGCGACAATGCCATGTTGCGGATCGGCGATGTGTGGGTGCCGCCGCATGGGTTGGCGATGACCAGCGATTTCGATGACAGCGGCACGCAGACGCCGGCGCGGCTGGTGCGGACGGCGGTGCAACTGGGCTATCGCGGGTCACTGGTTCATTATGTGGGGATGAGCCACCATTTTGGTTTGGTGGCGGCGAGTGGCGGGTTTGTCGTGCAGCCGTCCGGGGCGGTGCTGAATGTGCCGGCGGTGGCTTGGCATGCTGCGTTTTTGCGCGCCTGTGCGGGGGCGGGGTTGTCGCCGGTGATGTCGATCTCGTTCGAGGTGTTGGCGCAGTATTGCCCGGCCGGGTGGGGGCAGCAGACGTTTGCTGGCGCGCCGGCGTTGACCGGGTGGGTGCCGCCTTCGACTTTGCTCTCGCCGGCGCGTGCGGCGGCGATGGGGTGGTTGCAGGGGGTGGCCTCGGCGTTTGTCGGGTTGATGCTGGCGGCCGGGGTGGCGGTGCGGGTGCAGGTGGGCGAGCCCTGGTGGTGGGTCACCGGGGACGGCGAGATCTGCATTTACGATGCGGCGGCGCGGGCGGCCCTGGGCGGGAGCCCGGTGGAGATCCCGACGTTGCGGGCGGCTTTGACCGCGCAGCAGCAGGCGTTGCTGGATGCGGCGGGGGCCTTGTTGGCGGGGGCGACGGCGGGGATCGTTGCTGCCGTGCGGGCGGCGGCGGGGACGGGGGGGGCGGAATGCTTGCTGTTGGCCTATTTGCCGACGGTTTTGGATCCGACGATGCCGGATGCTTGCCGCGCGAACGTGCCGGTGGGGTGGGCGGCACCTGCTTTCGATCGGTTGCAGGTGGAGGATTATGAGTGGCTGACCGGGGGGCGGGATGCCTTGCGGGCAGCGGGCTATGCGACGGTGGATGCGCGGTTGGGCTATCCGGCGGCGGCGCAGGACTATTTCGCCGGATTTGTGGCGGCGGGCAGTTCGACCGACCAGTGGTGCGCGATCGATGCCGGGGCCGATCAGGCTTTGGCGCGGGGCGCCCACGAGGTGTTCATCTGGGCGGCGCCCGAGGTCTGTCGCGATGGGTACACGCGCAATCCGGGGTGGGAGGACAGCGAGATGCAGGCGGTTGACGAGGTCTATTTTCCGCTGGCGCTGGCGCTGGATACGCGGGTGGCGCCCGAATTCTCGACGGCGATCATCGTGACCGCATCGGGGTTTGAGCGGCGCAACAGTTTGTGGGGCAATGCGCTGTTGCGGTTTGACGTGGGGCCCGGGGTGCGGAGCGATACCGATATTGGCACGTTGATCGCCTTTTTTCGGGCGCGACGGGGCGCGGCGCGGGGGTTTCTGCTGACCGATCCGACCGACTTCAGTTCGGCCGGGATGACCGGGGTGCCGGGGGCGACCGATCAGGTGATTGGTGGCGGGGACGGGACGACTTCAGCGTTTCAGTTGGTCAAGAGCTATGGCGCGAGCGGAGACGACGCACAGGTGCGGCCGATTACGCGGCCTCAGGCGGCGAGTTTGCTGGTGGCGGTGAATGGCGTGGCGGTTGGCAGCGGGTGGACGCTGGGTACGGGGGGCGTCGTGTCGTTTGCGGTGGCGCCGGCGGCGGGGGCGGTGGTGACCGCCGGGTTCCTGTTCGATGTGCCGGTGCGGTTCGAGAGCGATTCCTTGCAGATTACCGGGGCGACCTTTGCCGCCGGGGAGGCGCCGAGCGTGCCTGTCGTCGAGATCCGGGAGGCGTCATGAGCCGGGTGTGGTTTGCGGGCGATCTGGAAACGGTCGCGACATATTGGCGGGTGGCGCGGACCGATGGGGTGACCCTGGGGTTCACCACGCATGATGCCGATCTGTGGTTCGATGGGGTGTGGCACAGTGCTTCGCCAGGGATGGTGCCTTCGGCCGTGCGTCGGTCGGCGGGGTTCGATGCCGATAGCGCCGAGGTGCAGGGGGCGATCTCGTCAGACATGATCCGGGCGTGTGACCTGGTGGCGGGGCGGTATGACGGGGCTGTCGTGGCGATCGGGCTGGTGGATTGGGCGACGCTGGAGTTTCAGGCGGTTTACAGCGGGACGATCGGGGCGGTGAGCGACAGCGGAGTGGAGTTCACCGCCGATCTGCAATCCCGGAAGCGGGACTTGTTGATCGATCCGGTGCCCAAGACCAGCCCGACGTGTCGGGCGGGGTTTTGCGGGTTGGGGTGTGGACTTTCGGTGGCGCGGTTTACCCATGGGGCCATGGTGGCGGCGCAGGATCTGGGCGGGAATGCGGTGACCTTGAGTGGGGGGCCGGCGGCTTCGGCGTTGGTGGCGGGGACTGTGCGCTGGCTGGGCGGGCCCTATGCCGGGATCGCGATGACGGTGACCGGGCTGAACGGTGGGGCATTGGTGTTGGGGCAGCCGGTGGATCTGGCGATCCCGGTGGGCACCGCCGTGGTGGTGACCGAGGGGTGTGACCATACTTTGGCGACGTGTTCGACGCGGTTTGGCAATGCGATCAACTTTCAGGGCGAGCCGTTCCTGCCGGGGAACGACATGATCGTGCGCTATGGCGTGGCGTGATGCCGGGGTGCGGCTGGCTTTGGCCGCCGAGGCGCTGGTGGGGGTGCCGTTCCGGCTGCACGGGCGCGATGTGGCGACGGGGCTGGATTGCGTGGGGGTGGTCGGCGCGGCTTTGGCCGGGATCGGGCGCGGCGCGGCGGTGCCGGTGGGCTATGCGATGAAGATGCGCTCGGTGGAGGGGTTGCTGGGCGGGGCGGCGGCTTGCGGGCTGGTGCCGGCCGCAGGGCCGGGGCGGCCGGGGGACGTGATGTTGTTCGCGCTGGGGCCGGCGCAGTTTCATCTGGCGGTGGCCGACAGCGGCGGCGGCATCGTCCATGCCCATGCCGGGTTGCGACGGGTGGTGCGCGGGGCCTTGCCCGTGGCGTGGGACTTGCGGGCGCGGTGGCGTCTGAACGGAGAGTGATCGATGGCAACGCTGGTTTTCGCAACACTCGGCACAATCGTGGCCGGGCCGCTGGGGGGTGCGATCGGCGCGATGGCCGGCGAGCAGGTCGACAACAGCCTGTTCGGCGGATCGGTGCAGGGGCCCAGGCTGAACGACCTGACCGTGACGACCTCGAGCTATGGGTCGGGCATTCCCCGGCATTTCGGGCGGATGCGGGTGGCGGGGTCGATCATCTGGGCCACTGATCTGGTTGAGCACAAGAATTCGCAGGGGGGGAAAATGAGCCCCTCGGTGACGACGTATAGCTATACCGTTTCGTTTGCGGTGGCGTTGTCGAGCCGGGCGCTGGCCAGTGTGGGGCGGATCTGGGCCGACGGGTACCTGTTGCGCGGGGCCGCCGGCGACATGAAAGTCAGCGGGACGATGCGGTTCTATGACGGCAGCCATGCGCAGCCGCAGGACTCGGTGATCGCCTCCGCCGAGGGGGCCAGCTTATGCCCGGCGTTTCGCGGGATCTCCTATGTGGTGTTCGAGGATCTGGACCTGAGCAACTTTGGCAACCGGATCCCGGCGCTGACCTTCGAGGTGTTTGCCGATAGCGGGGCGTTGACGTTGGAGCCGCTGTTCGACGGGTTGCCGCAAGCGGTGAATGCCGCCGTGGCCTTGCCGGGGGTCGATGGCTATGCCTGCGAGGGGACTTACAAGGCGACGTTGGAGAAGTTTCAGACCGTGTTTCCGATGAGTTGCGATGCCGATGGTACGGCGCTGAATCTGTACGCGCAGAATGGCGGGGGGGCGATCGCGCTGGCCGAGGCGGCGGTTTCGGGGGCGGCGGAGGACTTTGGCGGCAAGACCGGGTTCGTGCGCAAGCGGATGCCGGCGCCGGACAATCCACCGTTGGTGTTGCGCTATTACGATGTCGATCTGGATTATCAGCCGGGGTCGCAGCGGGCGTTCGGGCAGGCGCTGGCGGGGCAGCCGAAGACCTTGCAGTTGCCGGCGGCGCTGGATGCGGCGGATGCCTTTGCGCTGGTGACGCAGGCGGCGCACAATGCCGATTGGGCGCGCGAAACGATCCAGTGGCGGACATGCGAGTTGGATCCGGCGGTAGTGCCGGGGACGCTGGTGACTGTGCCGGACGTGGCGGGAACCTGGCGCGTGACCGAGTGGGAATGGCGCACGACGGGGGTGGAACTGACGCTGGAGCGGATGGCGCCGGTGGCGGCG